ATCATAGGTGAGGCCCGTACCCACTGCGGAGGCTTCCAGCGCGCGCCGGGCAAAGGCGGCGTGGCTGCCGCCACCAGAGGGGTTCACCACGTCAACTGAGCCGGCACCGCGGCGATACAGGATCATGCCCGGCTCGAAAGCTTCGACCGCGCGTCCTTGCGCATCGCGCAGCAGATTGGCGGCGGGGCCGGTCAGCGCATCATCGCCCTCCTCGGTGACCACCGCGGCCAGACAGGCCTCGATCTTGGCTTTCATCAGCAGCGCTGCCTCGTAATCGCCGAGGTCACGGAGCCGCGTTAGCACCGGCGCCAGCCAGGAGACGTCGCGCAATTGGCCAGGCCGGCGCTTGCGATAGAGGTGCAGCACATCCCGCGCCGGTATGGGCTCGCTAGCCCAAGGCCCCGGCATGCCAGGCCACCATGCGCCTGGGTGCCGGCGGAACAGCCAATAGGCGACCGGCGCGCCGGCATCATCGACGGCAATGCCATTCAGCGTGGCCAGGCCATCGAGCATGCCGATGCGACTGGTATCCAGATGGTCGCTTTCCAGCACCTGCAGCCTGAGGCCGACAGGATTGTTGGGCGTCACCTCGGCCGGCAGCAGCCGGATGAAGCATTCGCCGCTTTCAACCACGGCACGCATGGCCAGGGCCTGCAGGCCGTAGAGGTCGAGCCGGCCCTCGGCATCGCATGCGGTGCTCTCTGCCCATCGGCGCCAAAGCGCAGAATGCGTGGCATCAGGCCAGCGCGTGGTGATGCCCGCGCCCACGGCATTGGCGGTCCAGAGATCGACAATGCGTGCGGCATAGGGGTCGTTGCGCACGGCATCGCGGGCACGCCGCGCCACGGTGGCCGCGGCGCCCGCCACCTCGGCATTGGCACTGCCGGCCGAGGCGGACCAGCTGGAGGCGCGGCTGTCCTGTGCTGCGGCGTAGCCGCGCAGGGCGTTCCAGGCATCTTTCAGGCGACCCATCAGCCGGCTCCTTCTCGTGAAAAGCGCGCAAAGGTCGTCGTCGGCCGGCGAGCGCTGCTGTTCTCCGCGGCATAGCCGGCGGCGAGCGCGGTGCTGATCTCGGCCAGGCTACGATATTCGATGCTGCGCCCCTCAAACGACACCCGTGTTGTGCCGCCGGCAAAGGCCTCAGCCAGGCCGCGCCAGCGGTTGCTGCTCGGCAGCGACAGGGCCCAGGCCAAGATCGCGGGATCGAGCGCCGCCATCAGGGCGACGCCACATGGGCAAGCGCGCGCAGCACGCCCAGCACCTGCGCACCCCCGGCACCCAGTGCAAGCAGCAGTGCGCCCATGCCCCAGATGGCGGTCTCGATGCGCCGCATTTGCTGGCGCAAGCTGCACAACTCGCTCTGCACCGCATCGTAGCGTTCGGCGCAGCGTTCGACGTGCAGCGAGAGGTCCTCGCGCTCGCGGGCGTGAAGGTCACCGTTGCTCATGATGTTGTCCTTATTGTTAGCGCAACCAACCGCCGCACGTTCCCAGCCAGCCGCGAGGCCGGAAGGCGGCTGCTTCTGGCGGCGGTGCCGGCTCTGGTGATGGCGACGGGTGAGCGACATTCCCGGCGGTGGGAATGTCGCCGGCCAGCAGCGGGGCATCGGCGATCTCGGTTCGCAGCCTCTGCCAAAAGCGCTCGCCGTATCGGTCAGCGCCGAGCAACCAAAGAGCCGCCCGGGCCAGCACGGCGCAGTCCAGCGCCTCGTTCCTGTCGCGCAGCTTGGCCCATTCCTGCCGGGCAAAGCCGCGGCGATCCTTGGTTGTACGCAGCTGCTCGGCCACCAACTGCTTGACCCATTCCACCTCAATGGCGCGGGGCAGATGCACCCAGCCGGGCGGCCACTCCTCTGTATCGCCGCGGCCGAGCCAGAGGCGGCGATAGAGATCGGCCTTCCATGTGGAGACCGAGACGGTCCACAACTTGAGGCCGCGGCGCAGCTTCTGGCCATTGACCAGTGCATCCACCGGCGTCGGGCCTTGCACGGGTTGCGCCCGGTTCCAGCCATCGATGCCCTTGGTGGGCGCTATCCGCGGATCGCGCAGACGGCGGAGATGACCATATACGGCGGCGGTGTCCCGGCCGCCGGTGTCCACGCAGAGCCGGGCGATGCGCATCGTGCCCTCGCCATGGCGCGGCCAGTCGCGCGCCAGCACCCGCGCCAATTCGTCCCAGGGCTCGCGGTCCCTTGGGCTGCCAGGAATGACCAGATGGTCCACCAGCCACGACGAAAAACCCTCGGACCAGCCCCAGATATCACATTCAATGCGGTCGTCCTGCACGTCCACGCCTGCGGTCAGCACCAGCGCGCCAGCCGGCACCACGCCGAGGGCAAAATCCTCGCGGCGCTCCACCAGCCGCTCCCAATCCGGCGCCTCGCCCTGCTCCTGCCAGGTCTCGCCAAGGACTGTGTTCTTGAAAGTCTTGATATCCTCGGGTTTACCTTGGGCTGCCTCCCAGTCGCGCGCGATCTGCGCCCAGGACAGCCAGCCGACCGGCGAATAGAGCGCCGAGATATGAAAGCCGATGGTGTGCGGGTCCTGGCCCTGGGCTGTCGCGCGCCACTCGCCAGAACCGAGCATGGCGGTCTTGTCATGCTCCTGCATGGGGTGGTCGCAGGCATCGCAATGATAGCGCGCCGTCTCCGGCGCGCCCTTCTCCCAGAGCAACCGCTCAAAGCGCAGCCATTGCATCTCGCCACAGGCCGGGCATGGCACAAAGAACCGCCGTTGGTCGGAGGCCAGATACTCCCGCTCGATCCGGCTGCGGCCCGCGATAGTCGGCGTGCTGACCAAAAATGCCTTGCGGCGCCAGCCGAAGGTGCGAGCACGCGCCTCGGCGAGGGCAATGGGGTCACCCTCGCCGGCGACATCACCGGGATAGGCGTCCACCTCGTCCAGGAACAGGAACCGCGCCGTCATCGAGCGCAGCCCGACCGCGCTATTGGCCCCGGTCAGCACCAGGATGCCGCCGGGAAATTCCTTCGACAGCATCGTGTTGCCGCTGTCGCGCGCCCTGGCCGGCGCGACGCGCTCCCGCAGCGCCGGCGTTTCCTCCAGAAGCGGGTCAATCCGCTGGCGGGAGAAGCGTTTTGCCAGTTCCACGGTCGGCTGCACCGCCAGTGCCGGCGCCGGCACGTGGTGCATGATGTACCCGAGCCAATTATTGCCGCTTTCCGTATTGTGGGTCGGGATCCAGCCCTCCCCGCAGAGATAGAGGTGGTTGGGCGAGTCCACTTCAATGCAGCGGACCGGCACGCTGTTGGTCGGTTCGATACTGACGATGCGGCGTCGGCGGCTCTTGCCCGGCCGGCCGTGCGCGATCGAGCGCATCCGGGCCACCTTGCGGGAGAGTCGGAACATAGGCTCTTCAGAATAGGCGGTCCACGACACCCGCCAGTAGCCAAGAGAGGTTCGGTCCTGGCCGTTGATGACCTTGCGGCGCGACCCCATGAAATACACCGCCGGCTTGTAGCCAAGGCTGCGCAGCAACTCGAGCATGCCGTCTACCAGGCCACGATCGGCATTGGAAAACTCGCAGCGCTTGCCGTCCGGCGTGATGGTGCCGTCAGAATCCATCATGCCACGGATCAGTTCCAGCCGCTGCGCCCGGCTCGCGCGCAGATAAGCCGCTGGTATGTGCTTATTATCCAGCACGTCCAGCATCCGTAGGCGCGTCGTGAACCGGGAGCGCTGCTGAATACTGGCCGGCCTGGCGCGGTCGTCAAGCATCCGGAATGTGGGATCGATGACGATGTTGGCGCAGCGGCCCTTGCGCCAACTCGGCAGACGAAACTGGGCGTCGACGCCGCAGGCCTGGAGGTGTTCGGTGACCTCTGCATCATCCTCGTGGACGCTGATATGGTTCATGGCGGAGCTGCCGTCGCCCAGCCACATCCCCAGCACATAGGGGTGGATGAGCAAGTCCTGGTCCGGGAGATCAACCGGGTCGCAACAGTCGATGGCGTAGCGATAGCGCGGACCATGCCCAATGCGGACCCACTGGATCATCTCGCGCGTGTGCAGAACTCGTTCGACCGGCTTCTCTGCATCGGTGAATTCCCACACCGGCCAACGATGCTCGCCATCGCAGACGACGCTTTGGCCATCGTCAAAGGTGATCCTGTAGCAATCGCGGCCAATCATGATGGGAGACACGCCAGTGACAAAACAGGGCCGGCCTCGTTCATCAAACAGTGTGTCGCCGACGATGAGCGAGCCCATCCTGGCCCAGCCTTCGGCGGTGGGAATCGGCGTATCGATCGCCAATGGCGCGCCCACCTGCGCGCCCTTCATGAAAACGACGCGCCTGGCCGGATGTACTGCCGACAGTGCGTCCATCACGTCCTTGAGGTAGGGAGTGCGGTTGGTCCGCCAGGGGCCGGGCTCAGCAGATGCCCGGCTGCCGAGCATGCGGTGCCGCTCGGCCCATTCCGAGACGGTGAGTTGCGGCGGCGGGCGCAGCATCGCGCCGACACGCTGGCGCACATGGCTACGGGTCCGTGGACCGATCCCCTCCGAGGCCTGCTGGGTCGAAGCGATCGGCGGCCTCCGTCAGCAGGTCGTTGATGTGGCTCTGCAAGATGGTCTGCAGCAAATGCGGATCGACGCTGATCTCGGCGGCGATCAGGCCGGAGACACGCGCGGGCCAGTTCAGCAAGGCGTCGCGCATCGTGCTGCCGATTTCGTCGAGCGCGGCATTGGCCTCGGTAACATCGAGCAGCCGGCGCTTGGTCTCGTCCAGCGAGAGCCGCTGCGCCTCCACCTTCAGCGCAAGTTGCGCAACCTTGAGCCGGGCGAAAGGCGTGCCCTCGGCGCTCTCCCGCGCGGCCAGGGGCGAGCGGGTGGGATCTGCGGTCTCAGTCAGCCGGCGGCGCGTCTTATCGATGTCCCACTGGCCATTCGGTTCGCGGGCAATGCGGCCCGCGCGCTCGGCTTTGTGGATGGCGGTGTCGCTGACACCGATGCGGCGGGCAGCCTCGCGGGTCGAGTTGGTCAGTTCGGGCATGGCGGCGACCTCCCGCCGCGGGTGATGGTCGTCAGGAGTGCGGGCCCGCTACCGCTGGATGGCGGGCCCGTGATGTCTCCGGCCCCTGGTCAGGCCGGTAGGTGATAGATCGTAAAGGAGCCCTTGGCCCCCGTCTTATTGGGACCGACCTGGCGGACACGATCCATGACCTCCACCGCGTGGCCCTTTTTCTTAAGACCGGCGAAAAAGCCGCGCACCGTATGCTGCGCCCAGCCCGTGGAATCGGCGATCTGCGCCACCGTGGCGCCTTCGGGCCGACGCAGCATGGCCAGGACCAGCTCCTGCTTGGTGCCTTCGCGCGGCTTGCGCGGCGCGCCGGGCTCCCGCGGGGTGCGGGCCATTTTGCTGGCAAGCGCGGCACGCAGGTGCTCGACTGCCCGACTGATCGGATTGTTTGTCGCATCCTCGCATCGGCTGGCATCCCAGGCGGTAAGCAGCGCCGTAGCGGCATCGCGCAGGCTGGCGCGTGGCGTTGCGGCGCGGGTCGCGAGGGCCTCGTCGAGCATGGCGAGTTCCTCCGTCAGTGGCGCGGCCTGGGCGGCCTCGTCGCCGGGGGCGTCCTGTGTCGCGGGCTCTGCGGCTGGCGCCACCGTGGGCGCCGTGTCGGCCACCGCGTCCCCCTCGTTTGGGTCGATGCCAATGGCGCGTAGCCCCTCGTCGGTGACGCGCGCTACGATCCAGGCGCCATCCTCATCCTGGCGCCAGCCGAGCCCGACATGCTCCCGCGGGGCGTTGATCTCAGTGAGCAGGTTGTTCTTGATCAGGCTGCGGAACACCGCGTTGCGGGCTGCGGCAGGCAGGCTCATTGGCGGGCGCGCAAGGCCCATCTCGTGCTGCGCAGCGGCGCTGAGGATCACGCGCTGGGTGTCGGAAAGCTTGGTCATCGTGGTGGTCTCCGGTTCCGGGTACCGGTCATCGGCCCCTACTGCCGGGAGCCCCGCCGGGCATAAGCCGGTCGGGGCGGTGCGGGAGTGGCCCGCGTCAGGCTGCGTATTCGCCGCGCCGGAAATGCTGGTCTGCGATGTCCTTCAGCTTCGCCGTGGCATCCCCTTCGTGCGACCAAACATTCCCGCTGCGCAGCGCTTGAGCCAAGCAATATGCGACGCAATAAGATTGCTATGTTTCGGCAGGCTGGATCACATCATGATCGTCGACGCCGCGCACCGCGGCGATGTCAGCAAAGATGCCATCCTCGCCCTCCAACACCGGGGCCTCACCTGTTAACTCTTGCCACCGCCGCACGATGACATCGGCATAGGTGGGACAAAATTTCGCCGCGCCTCATTTTTGAGCACACCGACATAGGCCCTGCTTTACTGGCACCTGGGCACTGATCAGGCAGGGTTAACCACAGACTTATCCACATAATGCGTGGACAACACCATGGAGCGAGAGCCACTGCTCGCTAGGCGCTCAAATTTGAGGAAACTCAATGAAAACAATAATCTAATTCCCAAACATAAATGTCACATTTTCAGCCATCGATGCAAAATTCCCTCTATTTATCCCAAAAAATTGCCGAAAATTCACAGCCTTTCCCTTGACGTTCGCAATATGCAACTTTAATCCCTGGCCTCTTTCGGCCGGCGTGATGCGGTGTCGGCGAAGCTGCTCGCGTTGCCCGCCAAAACCGCGACCCCGCCAGTCATGGCCTGCCAGCGCTCGATGGCCACGTCGCAATATTCGGGGCTGATCTCCATCGCGAGGCAAACACGGCCGGCGATTTCGGCGGCAATGATGGTAGTACCGCTGCCGCTGAAGGGCTCGTAGACGGCCTCGCCCTCCGTGCTGTTGTTGACGATCGACCGGCGCATGCACTCGACCGGCTTCTGCGTGCCATGCACCGTCGCCATGTCCTCGGCGCCGCTGCCGATCGACCACAGCGTTGTTTGGTCACGCGCGCCCTGCCAATGCCCGGTGGCACCTTTGCGCACGGCGTAGAGGCAGGGCTCGTGCTGCCAGTGATAATCGCCACGCCCGAGCACCAGCCGCGGCTTCGCCCAGATGATCTGGCTGCGGATCACGAAGCCCGCCGCCTCCAGGCTCTCGATCACGGTGCGAGAGTGGACGCCAGCGTGCCAAACATAGGCAACATCGCCGGGAAACAGCGCCCAGGCTGCGCGCCAGTCGGCACGATCATCATTCAATACCTTGCCGGTGCGCATTGTCGTCGAGACGCCAGCATCGTTGCGCCATTCGGGGGCGTAGTTGACCCCGTAGGGCGGGTCTGTGGCCATCAGATGGGGCCTGGCGCCATCCAGCAGTCGCGCGACATCGGCCGCGCTGGTAGCGTCACCGCACAGAAGGCGGTGAGGTCCGAGGAGCCATAGGTCGCCTGGGCGGCTAACAGGATCATCGGGTGGTTCAGGTGCCGGCGCGTCAGGGTCGCCCGGAGGTAGGGCGCCGGATGTCTCAGCGCCAATGGCCGCCAACAGCCGGTCCAATTCCACGGCCGAGAAGCCCAGCACGTCCAGGTCAACCACCGCCTCATCGCGGATGCGCGCGATCTCCGAGGCCAGCAGCGCCTCGTCCCAGCCCGAGTTCAGCGCGATCTGGTTGTCGGCCAGGCGGAGTGCACGTGCCTGCGCGGGAGAGAGATGGCCAAGCCGTAGCACCGGTACCGTCGCCAGCCCCAGCTGCTTTGCTGCCATGACGCGGCCGTGGCCGGCGATGAGCACGCCCTCGGCGTCGACCAGCACCGGGTTCACGAAGCCGAACTCGGCGATGGAGGCGGCGATTTGCGCCACCTGCGACGGCGAATGCGTCCGCGCGTTCTCGGCATAGGGCACGAGGGATGCGATCGGCAGGCTGGAGACAACGAGATCAAGCTGCATCGGCGGTGACCTCCATCCGTGCCGCGGCCACAGCGTCGTAACCGCGCCCGTCGTCGGCCAGCGTGACCGGTAGATCTGGATGCAGCATGCGCCAGCGTGCCACGGCGAGGTCGACATAGGCCGGTGCGAGCTCAATTGCCCGCACACGGCGGCCGGTGCGTTGGCCGGCGAGAATGGTCGTGCCGGAGCCGCCGAACGGCTCGAACACAACATCACCCTCATCGGTGTAGGTGCGCATCAGAAATTCCGGCAGCACCACCGGGAACACCGCAGGATGTTCGGTCTCGATGCCACGGCCTTTGTGGCGCGTCAGGCGCAGGACGTTGTCGGGGATACGGAAGTCCTGCACCGGTAGGCCCGCGTGCTGGTACTCCGAGATGGTCCCGTCCGCGGCGCGCAGCCCGCTGCCCTTATTCGGCGTGCCGGCCCATTTGCATGGCACGATCTTGTTCGCTTGGCGGGCCTGTCGGTTGAAATGAAAGACGAACTCGAAGGCCGGTGCGAGGCGCCCGTTCCAGTCGCCGGGAAGGCCGGGCCCCTGGTCCCAGGTGTAAAGCCCGAAGCGGCGCCAGCCGCGGGCGCGCATCCAGTCGAGCCACCCGGCCCAATACGGGATCCATTCGCTGTCGCGGTGGATCAGGCCGAGGTTCACCAGCGCCTGGCCATCGGGCCGCATGGCGGCGTCGAGATGCTGGAACACGCCCTGCATCAGCGCATCCCAATCCGTGCCGCCGCCGGTGGTGTAGTCTCGCTGGTTTCCGTAGGGCGGCGAGGTGAACAGCAGCGCAGCACGGTCGTCACCCATCACGCGCGCCACGCTGGCGGCGTCGGTGCTGTCGCCGCAGAGCAGGCGGTGGTCGCCCAGCAGCCACAGGTCACCGGGGCGGGTGACGGCCTGGCGCGGCGGCTCCGGATCAGCATCGGCGGGATCCGCTGACTCCTCTCCAGCGGCCACCGCGCCCGCCGCATCGCCCCCCTCAGCGGAATCCGCGGACAGAGCCTCGGGCGCGTCGCCGTCGGACACGGCATCTCCAGCCGCCGCGAGGATGTCCGCGAGCTCATCCATCGAGAAGCCGAGCGCGCCGAGGTCGATGTCCTGCGCCGCCTGCACCGCGGCCAGCGCATCACGCAGCAGCGCCTGGTCCCACGTCGCATTCTCCGCGATGCGGTTGTCAGCGAGCCGCAGCGCCTCCTTCTGCGCCGCGGATAGGTGCCGCAGCACGATCACTGGCACCTTGGCCATGCCGAGCGCCGTCGCTGCTTCCAGCCGCCCGTGGCCGGCGATCAGCACGCCGTCCTCATCCACCAGCAGTGGGTTGGTGAAGCCGAAGGCCAGCATGCTGGCCTTGATCTGCTCCAGCTGCTCGGCACTATGCACGCGAGCGTTGCCGGCATGAGGGCGCAGTTCGGCCACCGGGCGCAGAATGATCTTCGCCGCCATCCAGGGGAGCGTCATGGTGCCATCCAGTTTGCAGCAGGGGACAGGGCAGCGGCCCAGTGTCAGATTGAGGCTATGGTTCTGAAGTCACAGGCAAAGGTCACAAACCGCAACCCTGTTTTATGGCCTGGCGCTAGCGATGTGGCGCGCGCTTGCCCCCCGCATACAGTATCGACAGGAAGGACCCTGGATTAATATTTGATGGAGGACAATTAACCCTGCGCTGAATACAGGTCTTTGTCTTGTTTTGGTGGATTTTTTCTTGCTCTCTTGGCCTTCGCCCGTGGCGTCTTCGTCTGAACACCTGTTGTGACAGGCTTTGGCTCGACATCCACCCGCAGTTCCTCAGGGTGGGTAGGTTGTAGCGCTTGTGGATTCCGCTCCGCCAGAGGGACAATTGTAACAGCGGCCCGCAGGGGCATGGGCGCGGGCGGCGCCGGCTTGGCCACCATTTCGGTTGCTGCTCCAGCCACGTCGCGCTGCGCATCGCGGGCCCGCTCAACGGCGTGCAGCGCTGCCACCAGCGCCGCATGCACCAGCCCAGCCTGCCGCATCGCG